CGCTGCACGTCCTGTTCGACGTTCGCAACCCGCGCGCCGAGCAGATCATTCGCGACCTATCCGGCAACCTCATCACCGAGATTGTTGACGACCAGCGCGTTGCCATTCGCGGTGCTTTGGAACAGGGACTTGTGGCCGGCAGCAACCCGCGGACGACTGCACTCGATCTCATCGGCCGCATTGACCCAGTAACGCGCCAGCGCATCGGCGGCATCATTGGGCTGCACTCGAACCAGATTCAATGGCTGGAAAACTACAAGGCCAAACTGGCGTCGACCGATCCTGCCGATCTGCGCGCGGCGCTCGGTTATGGGCTGCGCGACAAGCGGTTCGACCGCGTCGTTCTGAAAGCCATCGAGGACGGCACAGCCGTTCCGGCGGACATGCAGGTCAAGGCGGGCGTGTCGTTTGCTAACCGCGCTTTGAAATGGCGCGGTGACAACATCGCCCGCACCGAAACGATGCAGGCGCTTGGTGCCGCGCAGACGGAGGCGTACCAGCAGGCGATCGACGACGGGAAAGTCGACGTCGAACTGATTACCCGATTCCCGGTGACGGCCGGCGATGATCGGGTGCGGCCGACGCATCGCGCAGTGCCGGGGATGAACTCCGACGGCCGCAAGTGGAACGAGCCATTTGCCACGCCGTTCGGGCCGCAGATGCACGCCCCGTACCCGTCACAAATAAACTGCCGCTGTTATGAGCGTGTGAAAATCGACTTCATCGGCAAGGCTGTGAATCAGTTCAAGGCGGAGGCGGTAGACGGTGGCGGACAGTAACTTCTCCGCACAGGTATCGGCGTGGGTCGCCAATTCGAAGGCGGCGGCGGAGGCTGTTTTCCACCAAGCCGCGCAGACTGTCGTCGAGGAGATGCAGAAGACGCGCGCCGAGGGCGGCAACATGCCGGTCGACACCGGCTTTTTGCGCGCATCGCTCATGGCGTCGAACGATTCGATGCCGACCATGCGCGACCCGAAACCAGCGAACGCCGCGGCGGGTTCTTTCGCCTACAGCGCGGATACCGTGAACCTGGTCATCAACGGGACGCCGCTTGGCGGCAAGGTCTACTGCGGCTATGTGGCGAATTACGCGAATTATGTTGAGATGGGGACTTCGAAAACGCCCGCTCGCCTTTTCGTGACGCTCGCCGCGCAACGGTGGCCGGAAATCGTCAAGAAGGCGGAGGAGGAATTGCTCCAGCGTGCGGGCGGTTCTGCATCTTAGCGACGAGCGCGATCTGGAGCGCGACCAAGGTCAGCCGAGCCGCATCGACGGTGGTCTGCCCGAACCCGGTCAACGCTCGCTCGTCGCCCAACGTCTCCAGCGACTTTTGAATTCGGTTGAAAATATCGAGGTCACTTAGCAATGAGCACGTCCATTGAGGGCAAGATCGTTGACGGCCTGATTACGCAGTTCGGCACGGTCACGTTGCCGAGCGGCACTCAGGTATCGTATCCGAACACGACGTTCACGCCTGACAGCACACATCCTTACGTCCGCCTCGTGGTGGCTAAGAACCAGCCAGTCTCGGGTCGACTCAGCGGCGGCCACGAGCCGATCCGCATGGGCATTCTGCTCGCCACGGTTTGCTGGCCCATTGGTCAAGGCATCGGCGCCGCGTCCGACCTCGCCAACAGCATCCGCAACGCGTTCGCCTTCGGCACCAAGTGGACCTACTCCGGAATCGAATTCCGCATCGTCGATGAGCCGATGGTGCAAGGTGACATCGTGTCCGGTGCGTATGACGAGATCCCCGTGGTCATCCCGTGGAAGGTGTATCCCTAACTGCGCGGCCACGGCTCGATAAAGGGGCGCTGAACGCCCCACGCTGCGAGGGTGCATAGCGACTGCGACTGCATGGTCTGCGCCGCGGCGGTGAAATCAATCGTCACGATGAACTGCGACCGGATGGTTTTCTTATCCTGCGGCCGAACGGTCAGCTCTTGCGCCTGCGAGGACGTGATCTGAAGCCCCGGCACCGCCGGAAGGTGCGCCGCCGCAGCCATGAGGCAGGTTGACCGGTCATCGGCCCACGCCGGCGCGCTCAGCAGACACAAGAGGATAATAAACCGTTTCATACCCCCATTATGGCCATTTTCCGGGCGCGCGGCAAGCCCCCTTGCATTATGCCTCGGGATGGTGTATTGTCAACCCATAGCCCGCCGTGATGGCGCGCGATCCCTTAGACGGAGTTGAATATGTCCGATCTTTTCCCCGTCGCAGGGGCGAAAATCTACATCGGCGGCGTGAAGGCCACGCAGTCTGCCGATTTCGCTGTCGCCGACTTCAACGGACAGAGTTGGGTCGAGGTCGACGGTTGGGAAACCTGCGGCCCGTTCGGCGACACCGCGACCCTCATCACCACGGCGCTCATCAACCGGGATCGTGACCTCAAGCAGAAGGGCACGAAGAACGCCGGCCAGATGAAGAACGTGTTTTCGTTCGTCAACGGCGACGCCGGTCAGGCGGCGCTCAAGGCGGCGCGTGATGCCAAGGACAACTACGCGTTCAAGGTCGTGTGGGACGACTCGCAGGGCACCAACGGCACCACGCATTTCTTCGTCGGCCTCGTGACCGACTACACCCACAACGGCGGCGGCCCGAACACGGTGCGCAACATCAACAGCACCGTCGAGATCAACAGCAACATCGCAGAACTGGCGGCGGCGTAACCATGGCGGACATCGCAATCACTGCCGCGAGCGTAGCAGCGGGCACCGCCGCGAACGTCGATCGCTCCGGTGTCGCAGGCGCCACCATCACGCAGGGTCAGGCCGTCTACAAGGACGCCGCGACGAGCACCTACAAATTGTCCGACTCGAACGGCACCGGCACGCGCCAGGTCGACGGCTTCGCGCTCAACTCCGCCAGTTCCGGTCAGCCCATCGCCGTGGTCAAGGGCGGTGACACGACCATCGGCGGCACGCTGACCGCCGGCGTCCCCTACTTCCTGTCCGGCACGCCCGGCGCAATTTGTCCCGAGGCGGACGTCGTGACCGGGATGCAGAAGATCCAGGTCGGCATCGCGAAGTCGACCACGCTCCTGCACGTCTCGATCCAGGACACCGGCGTCACGCTGTAACCCCACAGGTGTTGTTTGGTTGATCTCTCCGAGTTCGATACGCTCGCGTCCACGCAGGAAGCCGGAATCGATATCGACATCAAAGGCCCGGATCGTCGCACCCCTCTCGGGTTCACGATCCGGGTTGCTGGTCCGGACAGCGATCGGCAGAAGGCGGCGTACCGCGACATCACCAATGCCCGCCTCGCCGCCGAAGACGCAGCGCCCATGAGCGCCGCGGACATCGAAAAGAACATCGTCACCGTTCTCTCGCGCGCCACGATTTCGTGGACGCCGAACCCCAAGTTCGGTGGCGAGGAAAAGGAATGCACGGTCGATAACGTCGCCGCCGTCTACAAGGCATACCCGTTCATTCTGGAACAGGTGCGTGCCAAGGCCGAGAACCGCGCGGCTTTTACCAAAGGCTCGGTCGCGCCCTCTGCCGAGCAATAGAGCAACGGCATTCGCGGATACCCGCAGCGGCCGAGAGGGTATGGCGAGCGTTCTGGCAAATTGAACGTCGCGGCCGTTCCGGTAACGGCTACTCCGCGCTTCCTATAAGCCACACCGAAATCGACGCCTGGTGCCGCCTGAGAAACGAGCGGCTTGCCACATGGGAACTGGACTTGCTCGACCTCATGGAGAGCAAGCGGCTGGATATGTTGAACAGCCCGCCAGAACCGACGCCCGAACCAATCACCCCCGCGCTTTTCAAGTCGATGTTTAGCCGTACATGACGGACGCAACACTCGGAATCGTTATCGACTCATCTGGCGCCCAAAAGGCGACGGTTGACTTGGATAAGTTTGCCGCGTCCGCAGGCAAGGCCGAGTCCGCCGCGACCAAGATGGGCGGTAGTGCGTCGAGTGTTGCCGAGCGCGACCTTGGCAAAATGTCTGAAGTCCTTGGCGTATTGGAAGCGCGCGCCACGGGCATGGCCAGTAACTTCGGCATCATGGGTTCGCTGCTGACGGTCATGGGACCGGAGGGAATTGCTGCCGCAGCCGGTGTCGGTGCCATCGTCGTTGCGATCGACAAGATGATCGAGTCCGCTAACCGGATGGGCGAACTCGCCCAAAGTCTGACGAATATCGCCGATACTGCCGGCATCACGACCACGCAACTGCAGGGGTTGCAGATCGCAGGCGACCGCGTCGGCATTTCGTCGGAGATGATGACGCAAAGCCTGGACATGTTCACCGTGACGGTTGAGCAGTTGCGACAGGGCACCGGCCCGCTCTACACCGAACTGAGCAAGATCAGTCCGACGCTTGTCAGTCAGTTGTCCGCGACCAAGGACACGACGACTGCGTGGAATTTGCTTGCGCAGGCATATCATAACGCCGACCAGGAACAGAAAAACATAATTGCCCGCTCGGCGAGCGGCGGTCGCAACGGCATTGCCATCGGTCGCGTGCTCGATTCGACTGCTGCAGCCGGCGGAATGAATGGGCTGGTCGATGGACTTAACCAGGCTGATTTGCTGACGCAGCAGCAGGTCCAGCACTGGAACGATTTGAAGATCGAGATCGATGAGGCGTCGAGTCTCGCCAAAAATAACTTTGCATCGGTTTTTACGTCGGAAGTACTGGAGAACGAGAAGAAATATTACGACACGCTCTTGAATGTGTCGGAAGTGGCAAAGCAGTTCAAAGCTTCCGACGATCTGCGTCATTTGCTGGAAGGCGGCTTGGCGGGAGTATTCATGTTGGGCGGCGTGGCTGCAACAGCGGCTGCCGGTATTTTTTCGAAGCAATCACCATCATCGAAGATCAACGGCATGGTTGGGCCAACACCCGACTATCCGCCGGCAATTACGGGCTTGGATGCACCCGCTGCCGGACCAACCGCCCAAGTTATTGCCGCACAAGCCGCTGCGCGAGTATCTGCGCTCGGCTCGGGTGCCACGATCGCCGATAAATTGACCGCATCGCTCAAGAAGCTCGATGCCGAAAACGCGAATAATGCATTCGGCACGCAGGGCAGCACGGCCGCGATTAACGACTTCAATCGCGCCGTTGGCGCCGTAAAGCTCGACGCTGCGATTCAGCAGATCGGATTGGCTACTGGCGCCCTTGGTCCTCTCGCCACCATCTCCGACATGGTCGCGCAGAAGATGTTGCAGGTTGCCAAGGCGCAACAGCAGGGCGCGGGATTGACCGGTGCGCAAGTCGCCGCGATCCAGAAATACACCTACGAGACACAGCTCGGCATTACGGCCATCGACAAGTCTGCTGATTCCTACACCATCCAGGCCGCCACGATTGACATGGCGACGGGGAAGGCCGCGACGTATGCCGCGGTGATGGCCAAGGTCTACGAGAATATCCGCCTCGGTCATCCTCTGACGCAACAGCAGACCGCCGACTTGCTGGCATCTGCCGATGCAATGGGCAAGCAGGCGCAGGCAGCGGAGCGTGCGAACGTCAATTCGAGCATCAATTTTGGCAGGCAGACCGCGTTTCTAACGCCGGAAGACGTGCAGATCGCACAGCAGTTAAAGG